CCACGGTTGTCTTCAATATGTACAAGGCCACCGATGGAACTCAGGTCATTACCAACGGCTCAGTCACGGTCGTCACTGCTTCCACCGGTCTTGTTCGCTACGCATGGACGGCTGCCGATGCTGCTCTGGATGCCGACACTTACCTAGCCTCGTTCACGGCTACCTACGGCGACGGTCGTAAGTTGACCGCCCCGAACACGGGGATGCTGGTGGTGGAGTTCTTCGATCTCATCGAAGTGGACTGGCTCTACACCGGAGAGCCGGGGACACGGACCATTGATGCAGTTCGCCTGCTTATTGGTGACACAGATTCGACCGACCAGTTGATTACCGACAACGAGATCAGTTACCTCCTGACTCGCCACGGTTCAATCAACCGCACGGCCTCAGAGGCGTGCCGTGCCATTGCCGCCAAGTTCGCTCGCCTGATGAACCGCTCTATTGGCGGACTCTCTGCCGACTTCTCGCAGAAGTACCATCAGTACATGGAGTTGGCCGACTCCCTTCTCACCAAGGAAGAGACGGAGCCGGTGTCCCCGTTCACATCGGGTTGGAAGCGCAGTGTCAAAGAGGCTCGGGAGGCAGACACCGAGCGAGAGACGACGTTTGGTCGGAAGGGGATTCACGACAACGAGCGTGTCTACCCTGCCGACGACTACTCTCACGCTCCCTACAGGCTTCGGTGAGTCATGGCCATCGACCCCCAACTCACCGCCTTCATGCCTCACACCGTCACGATTCAGTCCGTGTCGTCCACGAACAACTACGGCGAACCTACGTTCGGGACTGCCAGAAGCGCCGACGCTTACGTCGAACCCAATACGACGCTTACCGCTACCGACGAGGTAGATGAGACGCACAAGCCGACCACGGCCTACATCTCGGACACGGCGATCACCATTGACGACAAGATCACACTGCCCGATGGCACGACCCCCGAGATCGCCAGTATTGAGATTCACAATGTCGTCATTGGGCTAGAGCACACCATCGTGAGGTTCCGATGAGGTACCGCTCCGAGGTCGTCATCAACAAGAACTTCGTCGGCTTTGAGAAAGCCATCATGGAAGACGCTGCCGCTGCCGTCTACCAAGCGGCGGAAGAGATCATGACCGACTCCAAGATGAACTACGTCCCCGTGGTCAAGGGGTTCTTGCGGATGTCGGGCATGGTCAAGCAACCAAAGATTGAGCCGACTCGCATCACGGTGGAGTTGGGCTACGGCGGGCCGACGACCATTGGCTACAACGTGACCTACGCCCTGAAGGTCCATGAGGCACCGGACCATCACGGGCAACAGAAGAACAAGTATCTCATCAAGCCGCTCTACGCCGCCGCTCCTAAGTTGCCGAAGTACATCAGCATCTTCATGGCCGAGCGCCTTCGTGCCCGAGGGAGTTTCATCTGATGGCCATGCTTGAAGAAGTTGGTACCTACATTGATGCCAACACATCGTTCACCCTCGGGACGGACCTCTATCTCGCTCTGATCCCCGACACGCCCGACAACTGTGTGGCGGTCTACGAAAACGTGGGAGTTGCCCCGCTCTCAACTCTCGGGTCGACCGACCTGCCGCAGATTGAGCGGCCCGACCTTCAGGTCATCGTTCGGAACACTTCCTACGCCACGGGCCGAAGCAACATTGAGACGATCTACCGGCTACTTACGGCAGTGGAGAACGCCACGCTTTCATCAGTTCTGTACCACCGGATTGAGGCGACCACGACCCCGTATGTGTATGAGCGGGATGACAGTCGGCGGATCATGTTCACTTGCAACTTCAATGTGATGAAGGCGTTGTCGTGAGCATGATGCACAACCCGTATGGGGACGAAGCCACCCAAGACACCGAGCCACGGTGCTGGCGGTGCAACCGGATGCTCGCCATTCAACTCACTAGGCCGTGGATAATCGTCTGCTCTCGTTGCAAGGCGAAGAACCATCGTGACCCTTGATTGGCCGCTTGACCCCAAGTACCATCCCAAATAACAACTGAACGTCATGCCCTATGTGGCTTTGTCTCGGACTCGTTCGTGCCCCCAGTGGCCCTTCCTAGCAAGGATCGCTGCGGGCGTATGCGCTAGGAGAACGAGTGGCTACATACAAAGTCCTCACGGGGATTGATCTCCCCGACAAGCGAGTAGAAGCGGGCGACACGGTGTCGGAAGCCGACATCCCAAAGCGTTCCCTCAAGTGGCTGGTCGACCAGTCGGTCATTGAGAAGATCGAAGGCTCTGCCCCCGCCAAGTCCACCAAGTCCACTAAGGCCGCCCCTGCTCCCGAGCCTGAGCCAGAGCCGTGGCCGATGGAAGATTCAGGAGATGATCTCTGATGGCGTTTCTCCACGGTAAGGGTACGGCGGTTGTCTTCAACCAGTCCGACCTGTCCTCCTACTTCAACGATGCCACGATCACCAGAACGGTTGAGACGGCGGAGACGACAGCCTTCGGAGCCTCGTCCAAGACGTACATCGTCGGGTTGCAGGATGGCACCGTCTCTCTGAGCGGAATGTTCGACGGGACGGCGGGCGCAGTTGACGAGGTGCTTCAAGGAGTCCTTGGCTCCGAGAACGGCGCTCTCGTCAGTGTCTTCTACGGCGGGGCGACCGCTGGCAACCGAGTGTCGATGGGGCAGGCCGAGGCCACCTCTTACGATGTCTCGGCTCCAGTCGGGGATGTCGTGGCCGCTTCTGCCGAGTTGCAGTCCGACGACGGCATCGACAACGGCATCGCCCTCACGGGCCTTGCCGCCGTGTCGGCCACGGGCAACGGCTCTTCGCAGGACAACTCAGCGAGCAGCGCCAACGGCGGTGTCGGTGTCCTGCATGTCACGGCGAACGCTCACGATGGTGCCACCACCGTGAAGGTTCAGCACTCTGCCGACGATGCGGTGTGGGCCGATCTGGCCACGTTCACTGATGTCGGTGCAAGTACGACCACCTCAGAGCGGGTGGAAGTGGCGGCGGGCACGACCGTCAACCGTTATCTCCGTGCCAACTACACCCTCGCCGGTGCTTCCGGTTCCATCACATTCATCCTCTCATTCGCCAGACGCTAAGGAGCAATCATGGCTTTCGTACACGGTAAGGGTGCGTACTTCGCACTGGACAACTCGGGTGGGTCGCTGACTGACATCAGCGCCTATCTCAATGACGTTTCGTTCCCGCAGTCGGTTGAGACTGCCGAGACGACCGCCTTCGGCGCTTCCTCCAAGACCTACATCGTCGGTCTGAAGGACTCCACGGTCAGCCTCTCGGGCATGTTCGACTCCACGCTGGACGCTCACATTCAGGCCGTTCTCGGTCAGGCCGCCTCGCTCTCGTTTGAGTTCGGCACCGCTGGTTCGACCGCTTCGTCCTCCAACCCGATCTACTCGGGTGAGTGCTTCGTCACCTCCTACGACGTTTCGCCGCCTGTCGGTGATGTCATCCCTGTTAGCATTGAGTTGCAGGTGACCGGGGACGTTTCCCGAGCCACTTCGTAACCCACCTAACAATAGGAGAACACCGTGTCCCTTCGTGACCGTATCCTTGACGCAGACGACATTGGCCGTGAGTTGGTCGACGTTCCCCAGTGGGGAGTTGAGGTCGAAGTTCGCACCATGTCCGCTGGAAAGCGGAGCAGGATGCTTCAGACCTGCGCTCTCCCTGACGGGAGCGTCGACCTTGACCGGCTCTACCCCATGCTCATCGTGGCGACCGTCTTCGACCCTGACTCGGGCGAGCGTGTCTTCACCGAGGCAGACATGGAGGCTCTTCAGGAGAAGTCGGCTGCGTCCATTGAGTTCGTCGCTCAGAAGGCGATGGAAATGTCAGGCATGACGGCGAAGGCCGTCGATGAAGAGGGAAAAGACAACTAGCCGATCCTGAGTACCGCTACTACTACATATTGGCTGAGAGGCTGGGTCGGACAGTCGAAGAGTTGGTCTTCGGCAGTCCAGCCCACAAGCCCCTAAGTGCGGACGAGTTCCTCGGCTGGGCAGCACATGACAAGTTGACGGCTTGGGAGCGAGAGCAGGCACAGAAGAAGGCGAATAGGTAGAAGATGTCGGTACAGGTTGGATCGGTAGCGGTAGGCATCCAAGTTGATGTCCGCAACGCCGTCAACAACCTTCGCCGTGCTGAGAAGCAACTAGACCAACTCGCCGCTGGCGCTCAGGGCAGCGTCAAGACGATCAACAAGTTCAACAAGAGCCTCAACGCTCTTGGCGTGGCGGCTGGTGCCGCCTCATTCGCCGTCATCAAACTTGGTCGCTCGTCGTTCAGAGCCGCCGCCGATGTCTCTGAGATGAGCGTGGCGATGGAGGCCGTCAACAAGTCACTGAAGTTGCCACCGGGGCGGATCAACAAGACCGCCAACGAGATTCGTGGCATGGGCATTGAGATGAAGGCGGCGCAGGAGATGTCCCTGCTCTTCGCTCAGGGCAACTTGGACATGGCCAAGGCTTCTCAGGTGGCCCGTGTCGCTCAGGACTTGGCCGTCCTCTCGCAGTCGAACTCAACGCAGACGGCGAAGACGCTGGCTTACGCCATCCAAACCGGTAACTCTCGCCTCTTGAAGAGTGCCGGTATCACCAAGTACGCAGGCGAGGCATACGCCGAGTTCGCTGCCACGCTTGGCAAGACCGAGGCTCAGTTGACGGCTACTGAGCGCCAGACCGCCGTGATGAACATGATCTTGGAAGAGGGTGCCAAGGTCGCCGGTACATATGAGGCCGCCATGACCGAGCCGGGGAAGGTGCTCCGGTCATTCCCCCGTTTGCTCAACGACATGCAGATTGAGTTCGGCAACGTACTCAAGGAAGGCTTCGGCCCTGCCATCAAGGCTGGCTATGACTTGACCAAGGCGTTCAGCAAGACGGTGCGGGAAGGTGGTGCGCTGCACCCGATTCTGACCGACTTAGGCGAAGCCTTCGGGGACATGATGGAACCCCTCACGGAGTTCCTGAAAGACAGTACCGAGTCGGTCAAGCAGTTGAACCGCCTCGGCATCAGTGTCGAAGGCGTAGGTGCCAAGTTCACCAAGTTTGCCCCGACCATAGCCGCCGTGAATACGGGGCTTGCCCTCTTCGCTGGGCGCAACATTCTTGCGGCCATGCCGGTGCTCAACAGATTCTCCGGTCTTCTTGGTGGCCCAGTGCTCTCTTCGATGGTGGTCTTTGCCGCTACGAACTCCGAGGCTCGGGAAGCAGTCAAGAACCTCATGGATGCGGCTCTGCCACTGATGGAGTCGCTTGCCGCAGTCATGCAGATCGTGGCTCAAGCGGCGGTACCCATCATCAACGGTTTCGCCTCAGTGCTTGCCGCCGTGACCAGCCTCAACGGTGGAGCAGAGATTCTCGGCACGGCCCTCTTGGTACTCATTGCTCGCAAGAAGTTGCTTGCCTCGGTCACCGGTCAGCAACTCGTCACTGCCTTGAAGACGGCGGTGACCAACTTCCGGTACATGCGTGCTCAGATCGCCTCGGCCAACGCCACGTTCGGTGCGAGCGCCACCGGAGTTCGGGCATACGGAGCAGTCGTCGCCTCCAGCATGAGGGCGGCTGCGGTGGCAGTCAAGGGGTTCATCATTTCGATGGGTCCAATCGCCGCAGTCACTCTCGCAGTCAGCGCACTCGTCAAAGTCTTTAGCGACTGGTCAGAGAAGCAGCGGCGGCTCAAGGAGCGGATGGACGACCTTACAGACTCCATCATCAAGAACACCGAGGCTCTTCGTGAGAACTTGGCGGAAGGTGAGAGGGCGGCCTCGGGTGAGGAGATACTGGAGCAGGCTCTTCGTGGCACTGAAGAGCAAAGCCTGAAACTAACTCAAGCCTTCCGCAACCTGAAAGGTGAGGCTGACTTTGAGACTCTTGCTCATGCCGCCTCCGACATGCGTGAGTTTGCAAGAGAGCAGTTGTTGGCCGCTGGTGCATCCGAGCAGTTGGCCAGAGAAGCATCCTTGATGGTTGAGAGGATTGACGATCTCGGCGTGCTCAAAACGACCTTGGATACCTTGACCGGCTTTGATGCAGAATCAAGGAAGTCGGCGGGCGCAATAGACAAGGTGGCCGAGAGCCTCTTCAGTGTCAAGACCGCTTTGGAAGGTGCCGATCTTGGAACGGCAGTCAACGAAGCCCTGTTGCGCCTGCAAGAGACGGGCCAAGTTTCGTCGGTCATGATGGCCGAAGCCGAGAGCCGTGTCACACGACTCCACCTAGCCAACATAGAGTTCATGAGCGACCAAGAGCGTCAGGTTGCCCTCTATTTGGCTCTCACCGATGTCATGGCAGAGCATCAGGCTCGCCTTGACGACTTGATTGAGAAGTACAGCGACTTTGCCAATGGCCCTCTACCTCTGACTCAGGAAGAGATGGAGAAGGTCAATGACAACATGCGGAAGTTCATTCGCACTTCGACGACCCTGACCGGAGACATTGAGCAAGTTGAGTCACGGATGGACTCGTTCTTCCACACGCTTGAGCGCCCGACGGTCGAAGACTTCACAGACATCTTGCTCGGTGCCGATGCCGCTGCGGCCCGTCTAAACGAGACGATGTTCAACTTGACCAAGAGCGCCAACAAACTTATGGAGAAGACGGCGAACCTTGACGGGTCGATGACTGAACTCTTCGACGCTGGCTACCAACTCTTCAATCAGTTCATGGACATCGGCTTCCAGATGGAGATGCTGGGCCGGTCCACGCTGGAGGCGCAGGGCTATCAGGCCGCCCTCGTCACTGCTTTCTACCAATCAGCAGAAGCGGCGGGGTACAGCGAGGAAGCCATTGTGGCCCTCATGGAGCAGTTGCACATCCTTGATGGCCTTGACCCCAACATCCTCATCGGCATCGGGCTGGACACTTCCGAACTAGAGCGCCAGATCATGCAGATCAGCGTGAGTCTGACACAGGCTGAGCGAGACTTTGGGCGTGACGGTATCGGCGGTGCGATGGTGGAGCAGTTGCAGGGGCAGTTGGATGCCCTTCGTGCCATCGCCTCGGCTACCCGAGGAACAGCAGCCACGGGTGGTGCGGGCACCGGCATCACGGCGGGCATCCGTGAGGTCAAGGATGAGTCCGATGCCGCAGCCAAGGCAGCCGAGGAACTTCAGAAGCGCATCAACGATCTGGCCCAGTCCATCGCTGGGTACGGCGGGGGACTGGTGGGCGAGGGCTTTGCCGAGCGCCTGCTCGGTATGCACCCCGACGACATGGCCGAGGCGTTCAACGAGATCGCACTCAAGGCGCTGGACTTCTACGACATCGCCAAGGAGTTGGAACTTCCCGGCGGCGACGAGTTCATCCGCCAGATCGGTGCTTTCGGGGATCGCTTCGATGAGTTGGCCGAGGCCCAGCGTGAGGTCATCCGCCTGCAACGGGAGTTCAACCGTGAGGTTGATGTCTACCGTGAGTTGAACGGGGAACTGGATCGCATCACTGCCCAGTACCGCCAGTTCCGTGATGAGGTCGACGGCTCCAACACGCCGCTGGAGCGGGTGGCCGATGCGCTCAAGGCGTTCAAGGAAGCCCGCACCGACCTTGACCGCCTCAACTCGTCCTACGACAAGTTCATGTACCAAGAGGGTCTGCGAGAGAGCACCCTTGGCGAGCGCATTGACGAAGAGATCAAGACCTACCGCCAACTTCAGAGCGAGTTGGATGCGACCCAGCGTGAGCAGGAGAACTTCCGTCAGGGCATCGTAGACATGATGGCTCCGACCGTGGCCGGTGCCGCTGGCCGTGGCGGGGTGCTCGGGAACCTCAATAACATTCTCACGCAGGCCAAGACTTTCCGTGACAACCTTGCCGAACTCCGCACCCGTGGATTTCCCACCGATGTCATTCAGCAGGTCATCGGGGCAGGGCTTGGCACCGGCTCCAAGATCGCCCGCCGCCTGCTCGCCATGTCGACCGGCGACTACGCAGAGTTCCTTGCGCTCCGTGAGCAGATCAGCGCCATCGGTGCCGAGACGGCTCAGGTTGCAGGCGAGATTGTCTTCGGCTCAGAGACGGCAGATGCCGAGGGCCGGTTGCAGGAGCAACTCGGTGTCGTCCAGTCCCTCTACCAGCAGGCGATTCAGCAGGCCAACAACACGCTCGCAGCCCAGCAGCGTGCAGCCGAGGTCGCTTACCAGAACGCTATGGCCGACGCTCAGGCCAAGGTCGATGCCCAGCGTCTCATCGTGGAGAGTCTGGAAGAGTCCCTCGCTGGTGCCTCGTCCTACATGGAGTCGCTGGTCAGTGCGATCCAGACCGATCTCCGCATCGCCTTCGACACCTTCCTCGGTGGACTCGGGGGAGAGATCACCAGACTTCTGGATTCGATGGCCGCACGGCTGGAGCGTTTCCAGTCGATTGCTCAGGCTGCCGAATCAGCAGCATCTCGGGCTATGTCGGCTGCGGCTGCTGCCAATGCTCAGGCCCAAGCCGCCAAGGTTGCCGCCAAGTACGGCAGTGGCGGTGGAGCCGACCCGTTGGGAGGCAAGTTCACTGCCCGAGCCAGAGGTGGCCCACTCAGGGCTGGCCAGTTGTCGCTGGTGGGTGAGCGTGGTCCCGAGTTGTTCGTGCCCAATCAGGGTGGCACTGTCATTCCCAATAACCGGCTCGGTGGCTCTACGGTCAACTACAACATCAACGTGCGGGCGGTCGGTGACCCTGCCGAGGCGGGTCGCCAGATCGTCAAGCAGATTCAGGAATACGAGCGGCGTAACGGCTCACGCTGGAGGTCGTAATGCCCTCAACCTTCAATGAAGCCGAGGCGTACAACACGGTTCTCCGCACGTTCAACGGGTTCAGCAATGACGACAAGCCCTCCGTGGTGGTGGAGATCAACTTCGGCACCTACGCCTACGAAGGCGACACCGATTACGAGGCTGACATCTCATACGGTACGGCCATCGCCGCACTTGACCCCAACCCGTCGTGGGAGGATGTGTCGGCCTACGTCACTGCCGCCAGCGTCCGACGGGGCAATGACAACTACTTGATTCGGCAGGTAGAAGCGGGATCAGCACAGATCACTCTGTCCGATCCCGACTCACGATTCGTGCCGTCGAACACATCCAGCCCGTACTCGCCATACGTCAAACCGGGAAGGCCGGTGAGGATTAGTGCAGACTGGTCCGATGCCCGCACGGAGATATTCCGTGGCATGACCCAGCGGTGGACGCAGAACTTCGGGCGCAACCGTGGAAGCACCGAGGTCGTCTTGACATGCGTGGACACGATGGCCCTGCTGGAGTTGTACGAGATTGAC